AACTTGAGATGCTTCTAATTGCAACTCAGATTTAAGCCAGTCAGCAAATGCACCACGAGCTGCAAACGATGCCATCACATATTGGATTTGAACCAACGCCCATTTTGTAGATGCAACACCATTTGATACAGGTTTTTCACCAGCATTGGTAGCACTTACACAAGTATAAAAATTTCCATTATAAGGCTTACCAGTAGTAGGGGTATAACTTCCGCTTTCAGCACCACTATCAAAGTAAACTTGAGCGCCAACTGAATATGCCTGTGATGCCAAATATAGTTCTCCAGTTAGTTCAGTACGCTTAACTCGATACTCTGCCCACACAGTACCTGGATCGGTAGGTAAGATTAACTTCTGAATGTTGTTTATACCAGTATCGTATATTCGATACGAAAGACCAGCAGCCCTTGTAGACACTAATGGACTGCGGTCATAGCAGTTTAAGATGTCTCCTGTGTCAGTAGAAAAGTCACAGGTAACTAAACCATTGCCGTCATTCACAACTGTCAATTGAGCAACACGCAATAAATCTGGCCAGTCTTGCATATCCCAAGCCATCCGCAGACGCTCATTGATAAAATCACGGAATTGAGCAAATGTATCATCATTAATATTTGCACGATCAAGCCCAGAGTATTGCAGGGCATTAAAAAGAACAGTTGAGTAATTGGTTGTTTTCATTTAATAAGGTAACCATCACCAGTAAAGATTGCACCATTGACTGTGGTGCGTTTTATACGGTTTTTAACCGCCACTTCTGGATTATGCTTTATGTAGTCATTCATAAAGGTCTTGTCATCCCAGCATTCATAGCCAAGACGCTGACCCCAGTAGTGAAATGCAGAAATGGGTATCTGGGCTTTTAGTTCCCCGACCCCATCAAGTGCCTTCGCAGCATTTTGATGCCGAAAAGAAGCCATCTGCTTGGCTTGCGTATAAGCCGCCGCTTCCTGCATTCTCCAGCCTGTCAGAAGTTCCCTCTCCACTTGCTTTCGCATATGGGTTGGGATTGCTTCCGACAGACTTTGGATAATGTCAGACAAGAGCCTTAATTAGGCGCTGAAGTCAAACTTACCGAATGCCAATGGGTTGTAGACACAGAGACCAGCAACTGCTTCGATCAAACGAGCAGGGCCACCACCGTTGTCTTGCAACTCTTGAACTTGGGCAACATTGCCACCATAGCGAACTTCAACCATATCGAAAGGAATGATATAGCCAGAGAAGTTGTTCTTTAAGAACAGGCTTGGGTGGAGACGAATGCGACCAAAGTCACCTTCAAACACATCGACAGACGAGATGTAGGTAGGAGCGTCAGCTTCACGGTTCAGAGTACGAACTGCCGTAAGGGTGTTAGCACCACCAGAACTTGGGGTCGTGAATACGAGGTTAGTGAAGGCGCGCTTAAGGGTTGGGCCAACGATTGCATCGTAGTCCTTGAATTGACCAGTTTGACCATAGATACCAGTAAGGATATCTTGAACAACTGACTCAGTAAGCGATGCAGTACCAACTGTGCTGATTTGAGCAGCCGATGGGCAGAAGTTAGCAGCAGCAGCAGGAAGGTCAACCGTGTCGATATTAGCAGCTGCTACGAGCCACTTGTCGAGACCACGAGTGCGGTATCCAACAGTTCCGTTGTCAACTTGTGCGCCTTGTGAGGAACACATTGCGTATTCCATATCACGCTTAAGAAGCGTAATAGCCTTCGACACATTGTTTGCGAGTTCATCCTTAACACCAGCGATATTTGCGATATCTTGGGTAAGTTTGGACACACGAACTGCCTTGCGGAAGATTTGAATGCGGTTAGACAACTCAGTACGATATTGGGTCGTACCATCGTTGGTGAAATTAGTTGTGCCAGTATTTGGATCGACATCCGTGCCATCAACTACAGGAGTTACAGTAGTGGTGGTAGGAAGGCGGTCTGCTTGCCAGCGGAACAGGGTGTTGCCAGGTTGAGCGCCCTTCTTCGCCATAGAGGTGAAGGGGGTGTCTTTGGCATCCACGAGAGCAATGAGGTTAGCGAGGTCTTCACGCTTACCAGCATTGACGATATCTTTTTCAAGGAGTTTAGGCATTGTAGTATATAGATTAGGGGGTTAGTTTTTAGATGAAGCCTTTTGACAGGAGTACTTTTGCAAGGTCATCTGCGGATGTCGATTTTGCGAATCGATCTCCAGCCTGTTTCGCCCTTGCTTCGTTAGGGTTACCTCTGGCTGGTGTAGCGGTTGGACGAATTGATTGTACTGGAACTTTCTTAGTTTGAACTGGTTTTGCAACCGATGCTTCCCGTGCTTTTGCTCCTCGGACATAGTCTCCGACAAACATCTGCCAATCTGGGAAGTTTTTCAACTGTGGGAATGCTCTTAATACTTGTTGCGCCATTTGGTACTCGCTTGATTGAGCTTGCTTCCACCAAGGATATGTTGATTCAGCAATCGGTTTAATCTTACTTTCGGCATCAATTCGTTGCATCTGTTTTGGCAGATGATCCTCAATTGCCTTAGTCGAGTTAACCAACATTCGTCTAACATCCTCTGGGCCATACTCACTTTCACCAAGCACGAATCCGTCTGGATTCTCCATACATTTGTAGCGTAACCATCGGGCTTGCTCAATTTCTTTCTCCACTTCAGCAACTGATTTTAACGATGAGAACGGATTATCTGCGTTGTTGACGCTATTGTTCTTGTCGCTCTGTTGCTGGGATTCGGAAATTTGTTGCTTCAACGCTTCGACTTCCTTTCGGAGTTCTTCTGACTGCTCTTCGGCTTGCTTGCGCTTTGCCGTCAGCTTATCAATGCGTTTCTGCACACCCTTAGAAAGACTGCCGTCTTCCGTTTCATCCTCTGCTTCCTGTGAATGAACTTCTTCGCCATCCTCTGCCTGGGGGACTTCATCATCGGATTCAGCAACTGGTGCTTCATCGTCATTATGATCATCCTTGACTTCCGTCTGGTCTTCACCCTCGCTAACGGCCTGGGGTTCTGCCGTCTGTTCATCATCTGCAAACAGAGTCTCACGGAGTTTAGCCGCAAGCGATTCTTCGTTTAAAATGCTCGAAGAAGGAGCGTTTGACTGTACCTCGGAGTTATTTTCTGCCGTTCCGATATCGGCTTCGTTATTTTCCATATACAGGGATGAAGCTCCCAGGGACTTGCGTGTATAAACACTACAAAATTCTAATAGTCAAAGCGTAGACTACTGTTATGTAAGTTCTGGCAACTTTTGATACAACTCAACTTCCGTACTTACCTTTTTTGGCTTCTTCGTTCTGAAGAATCAGCAAATCTTTATAGTCTTTTAGCGCCTCGGCTCGTCCACAAGCGTGGATACGCTTTTCTCCTTCAATTGCGTATGATACGGCACGATCAACTTCAGACTCAATGCTTTCATTAAGGAAAGCCATTACTGCTTCAAATACTTCGTTAGTTTCAAACGATAGTGCCGTCTTGTGTTCCGCTAATGTTTTTTTGGTCATAAATGTCGTTTCGTTTATTTCGTTTGTCTTTGTGTGGCCGAGATGGCATCAATCCTTTGCCCTTTCTTACTTTTAAACGAAAGTCCTTTCTGTCTTTGAATGTTTTTCCCATTAGAAACCTGGCTGACCGCCTTGTTGGGATTGCTGTTGTTGTTGAGCCATTTTGTCAGAAACTGGCGTAACACCCAATCGACCAATTGTTTTATTTTGCTGCTGGCTGACAGACATTTGTAGATTTTTGAAGTAATTTTGAATAAGAGCCTGGAACTGTGGGTCTGCTTGGGCTGCTTGTTGTGCTTTTTGGTTCTTTTGGATGATGTCTTGTGCATATTGTAGTTTAGATTTTGCGGCTGGGTCATTCTCGGTGTATTGCACCTCAATGCCAAGCATCATCTTTGCGATGTCATTCTGTACGCCTTCATACATCTTCTGAGATGCTGAAGCTTGGTCGAGAAGAATATCCTTAGCGGCTTCTGGGCTAATGGCTTCTACGAAACGAGCAGTAAGCTTGTTACGATCAATAACCCCACCAGCATCCATTGGAACAACGAATGAAGAAATGGCTTTAAGTTTTTCGAGTACATAATCGGTATCTAGTTCTTTAACATTGTATGAAACATTAAAATCGTACGATGACGAAATTTCTTGTGGTTGAAGAACAATTGGCATTCCTGCTACACGCTCAATTTCAGCACCATCCATATATTGAATTGAAAGTGAAATGATTTGTTTAAACACACGACCCCAAGAAGTCATCCAATTATTAACCAAGAATTGTTGAGTTGTTTGTGTTTTTACAGGAGGAACGCTAGGATGATATAAACCAAAGTAAGCAGCATTTCGTGCTTCAACACGATCAATAAGATTAAATGCAAGTGCAGGGTTGCCTTGTGGTGGAGCAAGGAATGTGTAGTCATCTGGAGTTGTTACAGGCAACAAACCACCTGGCTGAATAATATTTTGAGTTCCAAGACGCTTTTTGACTTTAATTGGCGGCAAGGTTTCAAATGCAGTACGATCACGAATAGAATCGTGTTGTGCTTTAATTTCAAGTTGGTCTGTATATGCAAGTTCTGGAATACCACGAGATTCTACAATGCTTCTACGAAGGCGCTCTCTACGGAATTCAACGAAAGGATATTGGCCGTGTGCGTACTCAAGTTGTGCGTGTTTAGCAAATAACTCAGAGCGCACCTGTGGGCAGAAGATTGTATAATAAATTGAAGGAATTCCATCTTCATTAATTTGACGGCTATATGCATATACAATTTCAATCAAATTATCTGCACGATGCAGAGTATTTGTAATGTTAGTTGTAGTAGGAATTAAATTAGGATCAGCATACCAAGAAGATTTTCCTGCTACTGTAGATGCTTCTTCTACAAAGTTTTCATCCCATCCATCTGTTTCAATTAACTCACGCATTTCTACTTCTGTCATATGAACTCTTCGGAAAATTACACGAGCGTCTTGTAAATCTAAAGTCTCTGGAGGAAATGCAATTTCATCAAATGGCTTAAGCGCAGCTATTGCTGGAATGTCGCTTACTGCGTATTGTTCCTTGTATGTTGAAGTTCCTGCCGAAAGTAACTCTTCTGCGACACGCTTACCTTCTTTCTCGCTACAATTAAGCAAACTAGAAATAATGCTGACTGTTAAATCACTCGCTCCAGTCTTGTTAAGTTGAAGTACTACTTCTCCTGCAAGCGAATCTCCATTTGCATTTCGAGCTTCAAGTTCTGGAAGTGTAATTGTTACATTACGAGTTCCAAGTTTACGCTCCCATCCAATATGGACAGCAGACCATCCAAATTGCATTGTATATTGCGCCCAAAGTTCAGCTTCACGCTCAAGATCAGACTTAAGACGATTGCCAACAATCCAATTCGATAAATTTTGAATGCTTGAAGCAATTCCAGCATCATTGAACTCAGTTCCAGATACACGGAGCTTTGCAAGTTGCCAAGATGAGCAAAGTAAAACAACTAATTCATTGATGGTTTGATCTACCAATCGGCATCGAACATCTGAAGCACCTTCAAATGGAAATACGCTTTCGCCTTCAAGGCCATTATAAGAATACTTCTTTCCGTCATCAGATTGACCCTCCCAGCGAGCAAGACGGATATCGTCATTGCTATTTAAGCGGGCTACATTGCCACCGTTGTACAAAGAGCGTTCAAGCTCCTTGCGTAGATATACTACATCTGGGTTTTCTTTATAAAAAGTTAATTTGTCTTTTCGAGAGTCTGGTTGCATTGTTTGGATGATTTATTTTCGATATATGATAAAAGTGATGACTTATGGAAACGGTGTTGACCGCCCAAAGTTGTGTAACACCGCAAAATGCCTAATTTTCTTAATTTGTCCAATTCTCGGACATCTATTCCTGTTAACTCTTCTGCCGCACCTCTAGACAAAAGCATTGGATAGTCTTCTGGATTACGCATTAGTAAGAACCTCCACCCTTGCACTTAAATGATTTTTCATCGTATTGTTCTGGTTGCATTACTGCTAAATACCTAAGACAGTCAATCGGGTCTTTAGAAGCACCCTTCTCACCATCTGCACCTGTCCATTCTCGTAGCGAGTAGATTAGGTTTTCGCAGCGTTTGCTAATATACAACTTTGGTTCGTTTAAAATTGAAAGCGGCTGGCCTGGATCGTGCGCAAGGGCATCATTAATAAGAGCAACCCCCTCCTCGATTCGCAGGCCAGCAGCTTGTTGAAAGAACATAGGATTTGGGTCAGAGTCAAGTAATTCGATCAAAGATGTGCCACCTTCCTTGCTGGCAGCCTGGGTAGCACCAGCCCTAGGGTCAATAAAGCGTTCTTCTACTATTTCTTCGCCCTCCAGCGATCTAATTAGCTCTTTGTATTCGTCTATACCTCTGCCGCCTCCTGCTCGCTGTGCTGGGCCAGCCTTACCATCTAATTTAGAATCTGGTAACGCCCACTCACCATAGGTTGCGTCTGGCCATTCACGATACACAAACCATTTCGTATTTTCGCCTACCCCGACTGCCCTTAACCATAGCATAAACCAGTTACGAGCGCCAGCAGGGTCAACCACCATATAGTTTGTGCCTACCTCGGGTATTTTATCGTGTTCTATTTCGTTAATATCTCCAAATCTTGGAAATTGAGAACCAGCTAGTCCATCTGCCCAGCCATAGGCTCTGATTTTCTTTTCATACTGTGTTTTGCCTTCCAAAGTGCGGCATAACTCATCAAATGGATTATATGGATTAAATTGAGAGTGAAACCAGACTACCCCAGCATCTTTTCCACGGCTTCTTGCCTTATATGGCATATGACCAACAGGAACACCAGGTGTATGCTGTATTTTTTGATCTAAAATTGATGCTGGACGACTTTCAAGCACTTTGCATCCACTTATATACTCTTTTACGACATTTGTATAACCAGATATCGGTGTAAAAGTTACAATTAACTTTCCACGCCTAGTAACGACACGATATCGTAGTGTTTCAATCCAATCCAGCGGAACTAACTCATCGCACCAGATAATATCGCACTCGCCACCCTCGATAACACGCTTTTCTTGCGCATAATTCATAAAATAGCATTGGCTGCCATTAGGAAATATGAAAGTGCCATCCGAAAACCCATTCTTTTGAGAATACTGGACATTTGTTACCTTGCCTTTCTTTAAGGTCTTATATTCAGCTGGTATATACTTCCAAATAACATTTTGCTGCATCTGGATTGATGATGGAGATGTTGTGTGCAAGCACCATACTCGTGCATTTGGTATATTGACCATAGCCGCAACAATACGCTTTGCAGCCCACTCAGTCTTTCCTGCCCGATTTCCTCCTAGCACACATAATTCTTGATGTGTATTAAGCAAATCATCAGCATCCTTCCAATGAAATGGCTCATATCCGTGACGGTACGGATCAGTTTTCTCAGCAACTATCTTCTCTTCACGAATCCGTAGGATTCGTGCGACTTCCTCCGCTCCGACCTTACTGGTCAGAATGCGTAATTCTTCCGTTGTCGGAAGTTTAATTACAGGGTGCGGAGTAAGTTTCACTTCTTACGACCAGCCTGTTTTTGCACAGAGTAAGCAATAGCCAGCGCCTGTTTTTGAGGCTTACCAGCTTTAAGTTCAGCCTTTAAATTAGAGGTGAACGCTTTTTTTGATGTCGATTTTTTGAGGGGCATTTCAAATTGATGAAATCCAGGCAATCCATATCTTCAATGTCATCATCGCATTCTGGATCGCCAAAAAACATACTAACAGCAACCCTTAGAGTTTCCGTATGATTTAAAGCCTTTGCCAGCATTTTTGCCGTGCATAGCCTTTTCCATCATTTTCATTTTAGCTTCAGCCTTCTTGTAAGCAGGATTAGCATTTTCGCCACCCTCCTTCATCTTAGATTCAGCTCCTTCGTGTTTCATTCCGTGTTTTTTGAATTTCATATTAGTTATTCTTATGGTTGTTAAAAGTATTGTCAAATATCCCAATTATCGATATTGGACTTATTGTCAAAAAATGATAAAGCCCCAGCATTGAGGCATTCAAGCAGTATATCTTTAAATGAATCCTGCGTATAGTTGCTACCAAATGCTAAAATCTTCCAATTGTTGTCATTGGTCATAACGATCATAACCCCCTGTGCAGTATAAGGTTTCATAAG